CTTTTTTTTGTATTTACTTTTGTATTTACTTTTGTATTTTTTTCTAGTATAAGTTCTAGTTCGGCGTTTAAAGTAACGTTTGCGGAGAGACATGTTTATATATATAGATGATATATTTAATATAGTTTTTTTGTCGATGAAATAATAAGTTTAAATTTAATTTCTGTAGTAAGAGTATATATGACGAATGCGATAGCGATGTATGATGTAACAATAAGTTGTGAGCTGTATAAGGACGAAGAAGAAGTAATAGGATTGTTGAAACAAAATTGTAGGAGATGGGCATTTCAACAAGAAGAGAGTGATGAAGGGTATAAGCATTGGCAAGTAAGATTAAGTTTAATTAAGAGAAGACGTTATGCATTTATTAAGAAGAAGATTGCAGAGGGAGTATTTTGGTTAAAAGGACATATAAGTCCAACTGTGAATGCACAGTTTTATACCGGAGATGAGTTTTATGTATTGAAAGAGGACACACGAGTAGCTGGGCCATGGACAGATCGTGATGCAGAGAAACCTAGAGAAACAATTCAATTATTAAATTTTAAAAGGCATGAGCTAAGAGGCTGGCAGAAGATGATGTTTCTAGAATGTGAAAAATATTGTGATAGAACTATTAACCTAGTGTATAACCCAACAGGTGGTTGTGGCAAAAGTATATTTGCTGAATATTTGGAATTCAAGGGAGTGGCAGAAGAGATACCTCCATTTAGATTGATGGATGATATTTTTCAATGGGTGGCCGGCAGACCGATCAAACCAGTATATATTGTGGATATGCCTAGAGGCATGAAGAAAGATCGTCTGGGTGATTTTTATTCTGGGATCGAAGTGATCAAGAATGGCGTTGCTTATGATAAAAGATATCACGCAAAAAAAATCAGATTTAATAGACCTAGGGTTTTTGTTTTTACAAATGAATTACCAAATTTGGATCTAATGTCAAAAGATCGGTGGGTAATTTGGATGGTCAACGATGAGTATGAAGTCATCGAATTAAATCCCGGAGAAGTGCTTCAGGTATGAAGACGGGTAAACCTTTGGCGCTACGCTGTAACAATGAGGGTTTACCCTATATATCTATACTATATATATATATTTAAATATCCGGTACATCCGGTACAAATATTTAATATCCACCAAGTTCATTATCTGTGAACTCAGGTGAGGACCAGACAGTACTGTAATATATTACTACTTTAATGAGACCAGAGGGCCATTGAGATGGTTCATAAGCACCAGGAACAGAGTTATTAGTTAGTAAAGAATTACAAGACCAAGCAAAGTATTGCTGAGAATGTGGATGAGATGCAAACTCGACAGTATTTGAATTACCTACGTTAGAAGTATTGGGACTCTCGTAGCCATGTAGACGGAAATCAGGTTCGGCTTTAGAAGTGCCAGAAATTTCACCATTAGATACGATATCACCTTTGGATAGACCAAAACCTTTACGGGCAGACCATTTACGAGTCATAGAGACAGCATAGGTACGAGCAACAGAGGATCGAACTCCGTTATATTCTTTAGTGATAAAACCAGGTTGTTCAGTGAGATCTTGGGGTTGAGATAGTGTATCCAGGTCGCCTCGAGAACCTCGAACTCCCATAGTGAAGATAACATGTTTATTTGGAACACGTTGGGATGCAAGTGATTGTACAATTTCGGGAGCAAAGGAAACTGTGCATTTAGTACCGACAACGGTGAATCTACGGTAGAATTGACGCATTTTACGAAAAAAGCTAGGATATTTATTTATGTATCCAATTTCGATTTCAGTTTCAGGAGGAACATCACCACCTTCAAGGGGTTCTGTATCAAAGAGAGCCTGTGAAGTAGTTGGAGGAGGTTGAGCAGGTTGAGTAGAAGGTACATTAAGAAAAGCCCGGGTATTGGGTAATGGCCAACCGGGAGTAGAAGGAACATAAGTGCCCTGCTGATTAAAAACAGCCATAGGATCATTAGTTGATATAAATAAAGTATTCATAGGATATAGATTTTGATTAAATTGAGTGCCATATGGAGGAAGTCTCCAATTAGCTGTAACAGGGACACCAGCTTGAGATGTAACTCTAGAAGGGATTCTGATATATCTGACGAATTTGTGAGTAGCAAATCCACGTTTAGGGATAATTTGTTTATGAAGAACAAGTTGATTGCGCTTGCGAGCCATTTTGAGCTTTTTTTTGTATTTACTTTTGTATTTACTTTTGTATTTTTTTCTAGTATAAGTTCTAGTTCGGCGTTTAAAGTAACGTTTGCGGAGAGACATGTTTATATATATAGATGATATATTTAAT